GACCCTACTAATGGTGTCGGTGGTCCCGTTACCTACTTCTTTCATGAGGAAGCAGGTATTGCTCCTAAGATGATGGACACATATGAGTTTATGAGACCAGCTATGCAATCTGGTATGGTGACCACAGGTACGTTTATAGCTGCCGGCTCAGTGGGTGATCTGGAACAATGTCAGCCTTTAAAAGACATGATTCTCTACCCACACAGGTACGGAATGTTTGCTGTAAAAACCAACTTGATAGATAATAAAGGCACTATAGGAGAAACAGGGCTATTTATTCCAGAGCAGTGGTCAATGCCTCCATATATAGATGAGGCTGGTAACTCCTTAGTTGCTGATGCTTTAGAAGCTATAAAAGAAGAAAGGAAACAATGGTATAAAGATTTGCCTCCTGATCAATATCAGCTTCGTATATCTCAGAAACCAACTACCATAGAGGAAGCATTTGCTACTAGAAAAGAGTCTGTTTTTCCTCCTCACCTTGTATCTAAACAGCTTCAACGTATTCAAGACAAGGAATACTCAGTGGAATATCTAGAGCTTTACCGAGATGCTGAAGGTAAACTTAAAGATAAACCTTCTAGGAAAACTCCTATTATGGAATTTCCTATTAGTAAGAAAGCTGAGGATAAAGAAGGGGTTATATGTGTTTACGAAAGACCTTGTAGCAATCCGACATTCGGCATGTATTATGCTTCCATTGACCCTGTAGGAGAAGGTAAGACAACTACAAGTGATTCATTATGTTCTATTTATGTTTATAAAACTCCTGTAGAAGTAATTAAAAAAGATGGAGATACTATTACACAAAGTGTTGAAAGAGATGCAATTGTGGCATCATGGTGTGGTAGGTTTGATGATATAAAGAAAACTCATGAACGTCTAGAACTTCTTATAGAATGGTATAATGCCTGGACTTTAGTGGAGAATAACGTTTCTTTGTTTATTCATTATATGATGGAGAGAAAGAAACAAAGATATTTGGTACCTAAAAATATGATGTTGTTTCTAAAAGATATAGGAGCAAACACTAATGTATTCCAAGAATACGGTTGGAAAAACGTTGGAACGTTATTTAAGGGGAATTTATTGTCTTATGGTATAGAATTTTTACAAGAGGAGTTGGATCATGAAGTGGAACCAGACGGTACTATTAAAAAAGTAATATACGGAGTGGAGAGAATACCTGATCCTATGCTACTTAAAGAGATGCAGATGTATCAAGATGGACTAAACGTGGATAGACTTGTAGCATTCTGTGCTTTAGTGGCATTTGCTAAGGTTCAGCAAGCCAACCGTGGTATGTCTAAACGTACAGAAGTTACAAACAAAAACTTGGATAACTCCCAAAAATTTAGTAAATTAAATTATAGCCCCTTTAGGCATATTGGAACTGGTAATGGAGGAAACTCCATGAGACGTTCCCGTAGTGCATTTAGAAATATAAGATAAGATGGAAACAACTATTACAATTTCAGATATTAATGCCGGTACTTTTTTATGTACTACAACTAGTGACGAAAGTATTACTGGTATTACATATGTTATTTCTGATAACGTCACTCTAACTAATTCATAACTATGCAAATATATAATGCCTTACAATTAAAATCTGGTGCAAAGGTAGAGTACAATAAAATGGGTACTCTAATACAACCTTTCCAGTTTGTATCAGAAAAAGAAAAAGACGATCAGTGGAGGGCATGGAACCTTGACTGGTTAGAGTTTCAGGGGATGAAACAACTTAGACGTAATGCTAGACGTTTGATGAAGAATTATAAACTGGCAAAAGGTATTATTGACAAGCAAGATTATATAGTGGAGGAAGATAATGAGATGGCTGATTTGGTGGATACTCTCACTAAAGAAGATGTATCAGCTTTTGAACTTAAGTTCTATCCTATTATTCCAAATGTAATTAACGTTCTTACAAATGAGTTCTCTAAACGTTCTTCTAGAATTATGTTTAGAGCTGTAGATGATACCTCTTATAATGACATGCTTGAGGAAAAGAGAAAAATGGTAGAAGAAACCTTATTATCTCAAGCTGAAAAAAAGATGATATTGGCTTTGAGTCAACAAGGAATGGACCTTAACTCAGAAGAAGCTAAACAAGCATTAAATCCTGAACAGCTTAAAACTCTTCCTGAAATAGAATCTTTTTTTAAGAAGGATTATCGTTCTATGATTGAAGAATGGGCCGATCATCAAATGAAAGTGGATGAAGAAAGGTTTAGAATGCAAGAACTTGAGGAAAGAGCTTTCCGTGACATGCTTATTACAGATAGAGAGTTTTGGCATTTTAATATGATGGAAGATGACTATGAAATAGAGTTATGGAATCCTTTGCTTACATTTTATCATAAGTCTCCAGATGTACGTTACATATCTCAGGGTAACTGGGTAGGTAAACTTGACATGATGTCTATATCAGATGTTATAGATAAGTATGGATGGATGATGAATCAAGAACAATTAGAAGCTTTAGAAGCTATATACCCAGCACGTTCAGCTGGTTATGCTATACAAGGATATCAAAATGATGGAACTTACTATGACCCTACTAGATCTCATGAATGGAACACTCAAATGCCTTCGTTGGCTTATAGACAATTTACTAGTCTTTATGATGCCGGAAGTCAGTTTGGAGACATTGTACAATGGATATTATCAGACTCAGAAGACCTTCAGGACTTTGGTAAAAGCTACATGCTTAGGGTTTCGACTATATATTGGAAGAGTCAACGTAAGGTGGGGCATCTCACCCGTATATCTCAAGATGGAGAAGTATCCCAAGATATTGTATCAGAAGATTATAAAGTGACTGAAAAACCTCAGTATGATACCACTTTATATAAACAAAAAACTAAGGACAATCTTTCTTTAGGAGAACATATAGACTGGATATGGATTAATGATGTATGGGGTGGTGTTAAGATTGGCCCTAACCGTCCTGCATTCTGGGGTATGAATAACCCTGGAGGTATCAACCCCATCTATCTTGGACTACATGGTGGTCGTCCGGGACGTGTTCCTTTCCAATTTAAAGGGGATGCTACACTATATGGGTGTAAACTTCCTGTAGAAGGAGCCGTATTTGGTGATAGAAATACTCGTTCTGTATCTCTTGTAGATTTAATGAAACCGTTCCAGATTGGATATAACATTGTAAATAATCAGATAGCAGATATCCTAGTAGATGAATTAGGTACGGTTATTATGCTTGATCAGAATGCTCTTCCTCGTCACTCATTGGGAGAAGACTGGGGAAAGAACAATTTGTCTAAGGCATATGTAGCTATGAAGAACTTCCAAATGCTACCATTGGATACATCTATTACTAACACTGAGAATGCATTAAACTTTAATCATTATCAAGTACTTAATTTAGAACAGACTCAACGTCTTATGTCTAGGATTAATCTTGCTAAGTATTTTAAAGAAGAAGCTTTTGCTGTAATAGGATTGAATCAACAACGTATGGGAATGCAGATTGCACAACAGCAAACTGCTACAGCTATAGAACAAGCAGCTAATGCTTCATATGCTCAGACAGAACAATACTTTATACAGCATAGTGATAACCTCATGCCAAGAGTTCACCAAATGAGAACTGACTTGGCTCAGTATTATCATTCTAAAAAACCTAGTATACGTCTTCAGTATATCACTACAGCAGATGAAAAGATTAACTTTCAAATGAATGGTACTGATTTACTTCTTAGAGACTTAAATATATTCTGCACTACTAAGACTAATACTCGTAACATTATGGAACAGCTTAAACAATTAGCTGTAAATAATAATGCTACAGGAGCTTCTATATATGATCTTGGAAATGTTATTAAAGCAGAATCTATTGCTGAACTTACTGGTGTTCTTAAAGCTTCTGAAGAAAAAGTAATGAAACAAAAACAAGAAGAGCAACAACATCAGCAGCAAATGCAACAAGAGCAGTTGGCTTCTATGGAGAAACAAAAACAAATGGATCTTCAGTTTAAAGCAGAACAAGCTGAACTTGATAGAGAGAATGATATTAGAGTGGCTGAAATTAAAGCAGCTGGTTATGGCTCTATGGTGGATCTTAATGAGAATAAGATTAGTGACTTCCAGGATGCTATGGATAAAATCAATCAAAGAGAACAGAATACAGAAGCTATGAATTTAAAAAGAGAGTCTGAAATGACTAAGAGACAACAAGGTCAAGCTAAGATTGATGTAGAAAGAGAAAAATTAAATGCTCAAGTGGAAATAGCTAATAAACAACTTCAAATAGCTAAAGAGAATAAGAATAAATATGATGCTGGAAAAAAGAACAATGATAAAAAGAAATAAGTTATAGCTCTATAATCCATAGGTTAGCTATTTTTTTTTAAATTTTTTTAAATTTTTAGAGTTTAAGTTGTATATTAATAATGTAGAGATACACTAAAAAACCAAACATATATGCCTGATAATCAAAACGTACAAACATCTGTACAACAAGTAGATGTAGATATTGATAGTTTGTTTGCTGGGGCACCTGGGGCTGAAAGTATTGTCACTCCAACAGATGCACCAACAGAAATCAAATCCAATATCTTTAGCAAAAAAAGTCAAGATCTTTCTTTTTTAGATAAAGAAGAAACTAATGACAAAACTTTTAATTCTACAACTAATAATGAAGGAGATGAACCTTCAAAAGAAGTTAAGCAAGATTTAAAAGATATTTTGGATGATGAGGTGCTTGTAGATGATGATGAACCAACCGGACCTAAAAAAACTGGAAGACCTAAAACAGAAAAATCTGGTCTAGTTGAGTTTTTAAAGAAAAGAATTGAGAGCAACGAGATGTTTGCTTTTGATGATTTTGATGAAAAGAAACAATCTCTTGAAGATTACTTAAGTGGTCTCGGAGAAAAAGATATAGAGGAGCTTTGGCAAGCTAATGTTAACAACCTTAAACAAGAGGTAGCTGCTCAAACCCCTAGAGAGTTTTTTGAAAGTTTGCCTGAAGAATTACAGTATGCTGCTAAGTATGTAGCAGACGGTGGTCAAGATTTGAAAGGATTGTTTGCAGCTTTGGCAGCAACAGAACAAGTGAGAGAACTTGATCCTACAGATGATAATGATCAAGAACATATTGTAAGATCTTATTTACAAGCTACTAACTTCGGTACAGCTGATGAAATCGAAGAAGAGCTTGCAACTTGGAAAGATATTGGAGCTTTAGAAAAGAAAGCTAAACAATTCAAACCAAAGTTGGACTTAATGCAGGAAGAAGTTGTTAAATCTCAACTTGCTAGACAAGAGCAGATGAAACAGCAACAAGAAGCTGCTGCTGATGCATATATGCAAAATGTATTTGAAGCTCTTAGACCTGCAGAAATTAACGGACTTAAATTAGATAAGAAAACACAGGCTCAATTATATAGTGGATTAGTTCAACCTCAATATCCTTCTATATCAGGAAGACCTACTAACTTGTTGGGACACCTTTTAGAGAAGTATCAATATGTAGAACCTAACTATCCATTGATTGCAGAAGCTCTTTGGTTACTTTCTAACCCTGATGAGTATCGTCAAAACTTGCAAAAACAAGGACGTACTCAAGCTGTAGAACAAACAGTGAGACAATTAAAAACAGAACAGTCTCGTAAAAATGTTTCTACATATCATGAAGAAGAAGATAACAAACCTAGAAAAATAGCAAGACCTACAAATATTTTTAAACGATAATAATCATTATTAACCCCTTAAATTTTAAAGCCCTATGGCAACTCCAGTTTTAAACAATGGTATATTCCTACGTGATAATAACTACCAGACTAGTTCACACGTGGATTCGTACCACCTTTCAAATCTGCTGAAGAGTGCAGAACCCACTGATTTGGGTCCTGTTGATCTTTGGGCAATGGCACAAAAAGTAGAAATGCCGTTGTACCAAATGTCTTCTTTTGGTGGAAAGAACGTTATCTCAGTAGATAATGCACGTGGTGAGTACAAATGGCAGATTCCTGTAGCACAGGATCTTCCTTACATTTTGGAAGACATTGAATCAGCTAATACTACAAAAGGTATTGACGGTCAAACTTTCAAAATTAAAATTAACAAACGTTCATTTGGTCATGGTGATATCATCACTTATGACAAGTACAATGGTGTGGAAATGTACATCACTGCAGATGATATCATCCCAGGTGGTGACGGTTTCATTTACACTGTACAATTGGTGAACAATGACAACACTAAGTTCTTGGATAACAAGTACTTGAAGGTTGGTACTAAAGTTTTCCGTAAAGGTTCTGCTCGTGGAGAATACGGAGAACGTTTTTCTGACATTGGTAATGTATCTTCTGGCTTCCGTGAATTCTACAACTATGTAGGAGGAGCTGAAGCACACGTACACTATTCTATTTCTAGTCGTGCTGACTTGATGATGAAGGGTGGTATGAGAGCTGATGGTACTGTTCCTGTAGTTGAGTTGTGGAGAAACTTTGATAAGAATGTAGATCCATCTATCACTAACTTGGAAACAATGGCTGAGAAAATGGGTAAAGACTATGTAAAGAAAGCTTATGCTAATGGTCAACTTACTCGTTCTTTCTTGACTACTTTGGAAGCAGCTCATTTAACTAAGATTGCTAACGACATCGAAACCTATTTGATGTGGGGACAAGGTGGTAAGGTTAAGCAAGATGGTCCAGATGACATTCGTCTTTCTGTAGGTCTTTGGAAGCAGTTAGATAACTCTTTCAAGCGTATCTACAACAAAGGTTCATTTAACCTAGATTTGTTTAAA